ATGACGGGCTAATGGCTGTTAATCATGATTATTATTGTGAATGTGGTGAGGAGTTGTTAGACATTGTGTCGGATGTTAAACCTAAGTGCGTGCAGTGTGATACCGAGATGCAGATTCACTATGGGCGTATCGTAGGAATGGCACAGTTTAATCCACATGTAGCGTCTATGTACGGCAAATACCACCCTGGCTTTGGTGAGGTATGTGAGAGTTACTCCCATAAGCAACAGTTACTAAAGAAGTATAATTGTATAGAAGCCGCGGATAACGTGGGTGGTTCTAAGACTCACGAATATCCAGAAGAATACCAGGGTCCAGATCACGGAGGCAAAGGTTACACTCCTCGGAAGAAACGAGGCTCAGGTGACACAGAGTTTATTAGTGATATGAAAGACTTAAAACAACTGGAGAAAAAGCATGGATTTGAATAAGTACGAGATTCGTACTATCGCAGGTCAGCATCGTCCTTATAAGGTGTATGATGCTTCAGGAGTATTGATAGCGGCTACCCGTAATAAGGAACAAGCTGATTTAATCATTGCTATCCAAACAAAGATAGCTTAGTAACGAGGTAACGTATGACCGAAATGGCAGAAGCCCCAGAACAGGAAGAACTAGGAATTGTCGGTGCTGATCTTACAGAGGACACTTCGGGTCTTTTGGAAGATGCAGGTATGGGCGAATCCACTCAGTCTGAGGCTCCGCAGGAAGGTTTTGATCCGTATACTGTAAACTGGTCTACTGTTCGCGAGGAAGAAGTCCCCGAAGAGTGGAAACCGCAATTACGCACTATGCGTAACATATACGGTATGGTCAATAAGACCAATATGGATATGCGTGATACACAAAAACAAATGGAAGATGTTACGTCACAGTATAGTAACGCACTAGGCGCAACGCAACAGATAAATCAGGCACAAAACCCTGACGCACAAAACCAAGATCCTAACGCGCAGGCCCAGGGGTCACCGTCCGTACTAGAGAATTTTGGATTCACTCCCGGTAACAATGGGTATGATGAAGCAGTAGTAGTCGAGGGTATTGCAAATGCCGTCATAAACCCGCTACTAGGTCAGGTTCAAGCATTACAGCAAGAACTTGGTACTCTTCAGCAAAATGTTCAGTATCTGAGCGGTGGAGAACAGAACCGAGTTGAAGACAAAGTTTCTGGAGAGATTCAGGAAGCTGTCCAATCGGGTCATAGCCAGGAAGCGTTGAAGGATTACCATGAAGAAATTTCTAGACTTAGAGGATTACCTAACCGTGAGACCGGTCAACCTCACACAGTACGTACGGCATACGAGATGGCGTCTGGTCGCCGATCGGAAGGTAATGCTAATTCTAGAGACATAATTCGTAATGCACAGCAAAGTGTTGCTCCGCGAGGAGGTGGTATGGGATATTCTAATTCAGATTTGTCCGATACTGAAGTCCTCACAGGGCTTAAAAAATTAGGTTTTGGATAACTTAGAAGGTAATTTATTATGGCTGCTACTAGTACCACTGAAACATGGGATGCGGCGTGGACTCTCACGATGCGTTCCAAGCGTAAGCGTCTTACGGATAATATTTTCGATGAATATCCGTTGTTGAAGATGCTGTCGGGTAATGCTGAAGTCGAAGGCGGAGGCAAGGAAATCCAAGAGGACTTGCTGTATGGTAAGAACTCTGCTACTTGGTTTGACGGATACGATACGGTCAACACAGATGCTGTTGATGGTATCACGATGGGATATGCACCCTGGCGTTATACTGCTACTCCTATCACTATCTCTATGACTGAGCGTGATGAAGGTCGGCTTAGTGATGCTGCTAAGAAGATCCTCGAAGCTAAGACTCAGCAGTCTATGTTGACTGCGCGTGATGCTGTCAACGCGGCGTTCTTTAGCGCACAGACTGGTAAGTCTACTCTAGGCTTGCAGGATTTGATTGCTGATGCGCCAACGACCGGTACGGTTATGGGTATTAATCGTGCTAATGAGTCTTGGTGGAGGAATCAGGCTGATACTACATCTTCGGATGTAGATAGTATTTCGAGCAATATCAATGTCGGTACTCAGCGTTTGGGTGCTGTCTGGAATAGCTGCTCTGAGGGTAACGATACGCCTTCGCATATCTTTACTACTTTGACGGTGTTCGGTGACATGCAGAACCTTTTCGAAGGTACTGGATATGCTCGTTTAGCTGCGGGTGAGACTGGCAAAGCTGACGCAGGTTCGCCTATCTTCCGTGGTGCCACGATCCAGTATGATCGTGATTGTCCGTCGCAACACGCATATCTTATCAACAGCAAGTATCTGAAGTTGAAGATACAGCAGGGTAAGAACTTTGCGAAGACGGCGTTTAAGGAACCTGTTAATCAGTTCGCGATGGTTGCGTATATCGTGTTTGGTTGCCAGTTAGTTATTAACAATGCGCGGCGTCATGGTGTCGCTACGCAGCTAACCTAATATCCTGCCTCCAAGCCAATGGAGGTTTACCCCTGCCCATAGGGAAAGGAAACAAAAATGGCACTTACGGGTGTTACTACTCTAAACCATAACTTCGTCAATAACCGTGTAGGTGGCGCAGGTATTGGTAGTAAAGCTGGCCAAGGTATATATACGGAGTCTTCGACTTCTAAGTATGCTATTGGCGAGAAGTTGGAACTCGCAGATGGCCGTGTATTCCGTTATGGATATACTGCGGCTGCGATTAATGCAGCAGAATTAGTGTCGCAAGATGTGTCTGCTACGACTGTTGTCGAAACAGATGATATTGTATTGGGCGCTTCTGGTGATTTTAGTCCTGTTGCGGGGTCAAAGAAACTCCAGATAACATTAGCAAGTGCTAGCGCTAATGATTATGCAGGAGGTTATTTGCAGATCTCTAATGATGGTGGTGATGGTATTGGCGAAGGTATCCAGTATCGTATTAAGAGTACTAGTGCAACTGGCGCTACTACTGCGGGTAAAGTAGACATCGAGTTGTATGATCCGATCAAGGTTACTTGTACTACTGGTTCGGATATCGCAATAGTAGGTTCGTTGTGGTATAATGTTAGAGGGGCTCTTGGTGGTGCCGCGGATGCCACGAAAGATTATATTATATCTGGGGTTTCGCCTATTGCGTTTACCGCTAATTACTACGGATGGTTCCAGACTGCTGGAGTTGCGTTGATTTCGTGTGATGGCGCTCTTGCTGTTGGAGTTAATCTTACCTTGTCAGATACTGACGTTGGTCATGTACAGTTGAAGGATGCGGAGACTGAGCCTCTTGTGGGTTATTCTCTTTATGCATCTGACGATAATGGTCATGTCGGTGTAGTGATTCAAGGTTTGGTTGTGTAGTACCACTAAGGTGAGGGTATCTCTATGGTATCCTCACCTTAACTAAGGAGCTTACAAATGCCAAAAGTAGGTGGTAAGCATTTTTCATATTCCAAGGCAGGTCAGAAAGCTGCCAAGTCCTACGCTAAGTCCACAGGAAAAACTGTTACTAAGCGTAAGCCTAAACGTAAGCCCAAATGAATAAACCAACCGAAACTCCTAAGCCCGTTACGGACAGTGCTGTCCCGAAAGACGCGCTTACCGCGGATGCACTAGTAAAACTCATCCAAGGATCGTCTGACGAAACTAAGAGTCTTATGGCTAAAGCTCTTGGTGTATCAACGGTCACTAAGAAACGGCGTAAGGGTAATATTGACGCACTCCAGAATATGCGTACTTTTGGAGAAGCGTATCACGGTGAGGATTTTGTCCCTGTAGCTCCTGAGGCGATTGCACTTAAAGGCGAACGTGCTGTAGAGCTATGGCAGAAGAAATGGCTTGACGGAAATCAGATAAGTAGCACGGGTGTTGAATACGATGAGGATTTTGAGGCTTTGGCTCTAACCGCGAATGAGTAACTATGACTCCGCAGACTATATTAGATATAGCATTACGACGTGCAGGTTTGACGGTTACTAATCAAACGTACCGAGATAATGCCATAGATTATGCAAATATGACAATGGCAGAGTTATTGTCTATGCCTTGGGTATTCAGGCATAAGCAAGGTACGTTTAATACGTCTTCTGGTACGTCTGAGTATGATCTAGCATCTGATGTAGCTCATACTAGGCATTTTAAAGATACAACTAACGATAATCCAATTAAAATCGTAACTGAGAGTTATATAGATGAGCTAGACATAGACAGGTCAGAAACTGGCAATCCTAGGTTTTTATTCTTCAGTGGCGTGAACGAGTCCTCTGACGGAGAATCCCAGGTTACTCTGTATCCTCAGCCAGACTCTACAGCTACGGTTACTTACGAATACGTAGCTGATGTGCCTGATGTGACGACTACTAATCTTACTACTGACTATGATATATACGCTCCTGTATGGTTTCAAGCCGCTATGATGCATGGTATATCAGAACTATATCATTCTGAAAAAGGTGATGCTGACGGAGCGATTAAAGAAAACCAATATAAACAAAGCTACGTACAAACAGGATTAATGTACAATCGTAATGTTAGTTCAGATCGTAAATTCCGTATGGGACGTAGAGATTCTAGGTCCGGACAATTTAGTTTCGTAGTTCAAGAAGGTTCATTACAGGTAGCTTCCTAATGGCGATACAAGCGGAAGGTATTCAATTTGGCCCGTGGCAGACCATAGATTACTCTGTCCCTGCTATTGATCTACAGCCTAACGTGTTGTCTAGGATTGAAAATATGTACCTAGATAACGCAGGATCATTGAATACTCGGCGGGGAACAGCGAAGTACATATCTAGTGCTTTGTCTGGTTCCCCGTCTATAGTGGCTACGGGTAAGCAGAGATTTACGGCATCATCAAGTGCGGTGTTTGCTATTGCAGGAACTAAACTCTATGAAGATGTAGATGGCACATGGACAGATCGTACAGCTTCTATTACTATTACGTCACATATAGATAAGTATTGGATTACAGCTAATGCAGGTGGGACATTAATAGGAGTCAATGGTAT